ATTGCCATTGCATATAAGGTAAGAAGAAAGTACTTTCTAATAAACAGATCTTACCCCCGAATGAAGATAAGGTGCCAACACTAAAACTACGATCAGTAGTTCAGGAAAGGATGAGTCACGTTACTCAAACTGACACTGTTAGGGTTAAATTCCTTGAATGCTGAACCAGATGTGGTTTCACCTAACATTAAAGAAGCAATACCAGGCAAGAGCCTTCTAAAGTCGGGTTCACCTCATAGAGTATAGTTGGATTGATTGGTACAATACCTTCCACTATCTATGTGAGCATCATATACGTTAATACAACGGAACTCTCTTTCATACTGTGAAATAACTATGTGCCCCATAGGCTGTGCATAGGCAGAATTCTTAGGGTATTTCGAATTCTTATAGTATGATGAATAATCCCTAAATTTCTCTGGATATAATATCTTAGATATCACATCTTTTAGTGGAATATCCTTTTCGAGCTTGTGCCAAACTGCATTCAAAAAGTGAGGCTTTCTATGAGTTTTCTCGACAGATAGAGTTAAACCCACCGAATCAAAGAAAGCTTCAGCTTTGGGAAGGCTCAATCTTTTCTTAGTGAAGCAGATACTATCGTCTCCCATCACTTTAATATTGTAAGGAGAAAGTTTAATACCTTGATCTTGATACGATTGCATAACCACACCAAAATTGATCATACTATCAATAAGATTAGTAAAGAAAGAACCACTTGGAACTCCTCTGTTCTTCTGATAAATATCGCCGTTAGGCATAATAAATTTACTGTTAATAAAATCATCGATGATGAGATCAAATAATTTATCAACATCTGGAGAATCAACAAAGTGGGTTCGAAGAGCAGCAAAGGCTCCATGTATTAAACGGGGGTTAATGGAAGCGTCAAATTTTGAAATATCCATTCCTAGTACATATTTGTTTCTTTCACCAAGTTGATCCATCCAAGATCCAATATGTAACTTAGAATTACCACTGGCAAGTCAAGGATAACTGGATCCAGTAAATCTGCTTTGGACAGGCAAACCAACTTTAAGTTCCGAAATGAAACCATGAAGGCTTTGGCCTCAAACAGGACGAACCTTACCCCCCTTTTGACACCTAGTAAATATCGTATAAAGATTATCTAAATCGCCATTTTCATAATCAACAACATTACTAGAAATAATGTCAATAGGTACAGAGGATTTATTACTGCAATAAGGATAACCAGCACTCTTGTTTCCTTTCTCCTTAATTGCAAATTGTAATGCATCCTCGAATGATGCGAGAGTAAGCTTACTCTGGTTTTTGCGAATACCAAAGACTCTCTTTATAATCTGATTAACTTGAAATATCTTACTTCTAACAACGCCTCCACGCTTTTTAGAAAAATATGAAATATTATTATACAACTCTCTAATGTCGTATATTCCACAAGGGTCAAATTCATAATCTAGACCAGGCTTTAAGCATTTTTCTGCTTGATCATCAAAAATTATGCGCGACCTAGCTTTGAACGTAGAACCACAGGTTTTTAGTCAACATGAAGGATCTATTTTACCTAAACGTTTAAAGGATGAAAGATGTTTCTTACTTAGAGAATCGTGATATTTAAAGTAAGAAGCCGAGGATTCCCCCGAAAGAAAATGATCTCAACTAGCGACTTTATGTCTCCCATTCTTCCTTAACCCACTTGAACAAAGCTTTTTCCCTCCAAAGCGTTTTATGTTGTGTACA